TAGAGCTTGCATTGCTAGTCCCCTATGTCATTCGTTGACATGATTAGAATAGCACACATGATTTTATGGTCAAGATTATTCGTCACCTAATATGATGTAAATAACCCATAATGGGTCTTAATTAGGTAAATGACCGTTTATCTATTTTAGCTTAAACATAGCAACAATAGGTGAACCCTATATATATTATATACAATAGTAGGGTGTAGTTTATATGTAACTACATAAGATACAGGAACCCTAGGTTTTTCAAACAAGCGTTTGAATGTTTGGCTCGGCCCGCGCGTTAACCGAATTCTGGTTAATGGTTGATGCTATCAATCAATGGCCTATTGGACATGGTCATGACGTATGTTGCATTACAATCACTAGTAACAGACTGTATAAACAGATATTACCAGTATAGGGATGTGTAACGTGATAATCCACATAGCCTGAGCGTTGAATGGGAAGTGGATGGGTCCACGAGCCCTTTAAAACGTGCACCCCACATCGTGCTTCCCCCAAAAAAATTCTGGTGCTTTTAAACGATCTACGATATTATTGTGTAATTATTGATTGGAGATTGACATGGAACTTGAGAGGGGCGTACCGTTCCCCAGTCAGAGCTTGCGGGTGTCGAAGTACAAATTCCCTCTGGGGGAGATGGAGATCGGCGATAGCTTCTTTGTTGAGGTCAAGACGGATCAGTTCTTGAACTCTGCAAGGAGCCTGATCAGCCGCTACGGCAAGACGTTCAGCCGGAGGTTCGCCACGCGGGTGATGGACAATGGCTTCAGGGTTTGGAGAATTGAATGACTGTGAGGATGAAGGCTTTCCGGCGGCATCTCTTGCGGACGACCAATCTGACGCCCATCATGAGTGTCGCGGGGTAGAGCAGTCTGGTAGCTCATCTGGTTCATACCCAGAAGGTCGCGTGTTCAAATCACGCTCCCGCAACCAAGCATCCGTAGCTCAACTGGATAGAGCATCGGTCTACGAAACCGAGGGTTAGAGGTTCAAGTCCTTTCGGATGCGCCAAAAACTAGGTGGTACATGAAATGGCAAGACTGGTTAGGCATAGCCGATAGTTTGATGTTGTTGACTTTGGTCATCATGGAACTGCGACGTTAGGGAAACGAATGACGTTCAACCTGAACAAGTTCTACCAGTTCTGCTCTCAGCTAAAGATTGAGACCAAGGAACACGGCCTGCGCAAAATGGACCGGCTGCTGGGAACGCAGACCTATGTGATGAATGAGATCGCCAAGGGGCTCGAAGATGATTGCCATTTTTATGTCATTCTTAAGGGCCGCCAGCTTGGCATCACTACCATTAGCCTGGCTCTTGATCTGTATTGGACTTTTACTCACCCAGGGTTGCAGGCCACTCTGACGACCGACACGGAAGAAAACCGTGACATGTTCCGCACCACGCTGGCGATGTACATGGACGGGCTTCCGCGCGAATTCAAAATCCCTCAGGTCACGCACAACCGCAACGCGCTGTCCCTGCGCAATCGCTCTCGCTTGTTCTATCAGGTGGCTGGACTGCGGGCCAAGGGCAGCCTTGGACGCGGCAAGGCTATCACCTTCCTGCATGGCACAGAGACAAGCTCCTGGGGCGACGAGGAGGGCTTGGCGTCGCTGTTGGCGTCTCTTGCGGAGACCAACCCCAACCGTCTCTACATGTTCGAGAGCACGGCGCGCGGCTTCAATATGTTCCATGACATGTACGTCACCGCCAAGAAGGCTCGTACACAGCGCGCTATCTTCTGCGGCTGGTGGCGCAACGAACTCTACTCGGCTGACCCAAACTCATCCGTCTACAAAACATATTGGGACGGGCGGCTGACCGGCGAAGAAAAAGAATGGAACCGCGACATCAAGAAGCTCTACGGCTTTGAGATCAACTCGCGGCAGATCGCGTGGTGGCGCTGGAAACTGCATGAGGGCATCAAAGACGACGCGCTCATGTATCAGGAATTCCCGCCCACGGAGGACTATGCCTTCGTAATGACCGGCACGTCCTTCTTTTCAAACTCCAGATGCTCGGAGGCCGCTCGTGTCGCCAAGAACAAAAAGTTTGACGCCTACCGATACTCCTTCGGATCAAACTTCCAGGACACCGAAGTCCTTAAAAGCTCGGACAGGCTCGCCACGCTCAAAATCTGGGAAGAGCCAATTGATACTGCCTATTATGTTATCGGAGCAGACCCTGCGTATGGAAGTTCCGATTGGGCGGATCGCTTCTGTATCCAGGTCTTTAGATGTTACGCTGACGGTCTCGACCAAGTTGCCGAATTTGCAACCTCAGAACTCAACACCTACCAGTTTGCCTGGGTTATCGCTCACCTGGCGGGAGCGTATAAAAATAGCACACTTAATCTGGAAGTTAATGGACCCGGACAAGCCGTCATCAACGAACTCAGAAACCTGAAGCGGCAGGCCGTCTCGCTTGGTGGAGAGACCGGCAAGGGCCTCATGCACGTACTTAGTTCGATGACTAACTATATTTGGCGCAAGAACGACACGCTCGGCGGCATCTCCAATTCTATCGGCTGGCTGACCACGCAGGGCTCGAAAGAGCGCATGATGAACTACACCAAGGACTATTTCGAGCGGCAGATGATGAACGTCGTTTCGATGGACACCCTTGAGGAAATGAAAGGCATCGTCCGCGAGGGCGGGTCCATCCACGCGCCGGGCCGTGGCAAGGACGATCGCGTGATTGCAATGGCGTTGGCCTGCGCGGCCTATGCAGAGCAGCTACAGCCAAGGTTATTAATGGAGCGCCTGACCCGTCAGGTTTCCAACGCGCAAGAACTTATTACGCCGGAAGAACTATCTGTCGGCAGAAACGTGTCCACCTATCTTAAGCGGCTGGGAATGTATGGGCAATGATGAAGATCATGACCAAGGCGGAAATCTACCGCCAGATGGAACGGTTCTGGAAAGACACCGACAAGACCCTGAGCATCAGGATGTTCGCCGAACTGTCCGGCCTAAGCCAGTCGCTTCTTACACGGGTTTTCTACGTCAAAGATATGGATATGACCGAACACACGCAGATCTCCGTGAGCCGTGCGCTGGAGCGTATGACCCGTGGCGACGTGGTCATGGTCTATGATAAGGGAAACAAACGCAGGCTAATCTACCGGCAGGAACCTCGCCCCAGATTAGCCAAAAGTATGAACCTCACGGTTGATGGCGGGAAGATCGGCCTCAAAGTGGGGATCAAGAACAAGTCGGACTACTCCAAGCCCGGCTTCGATGAGCAATTCACCAAGTAAGGGGACGTACATGGCTATTTTGCGCGACTACAAATGCCCTCGGCACGGATATTTCACCGCCTGGGAACCCGTATGCGACGAAGGTTGCACAGACGTGGGTCAGGTCATCCTGAGAGCCCCGACCATGCGGGACTCGGTCAAGGGCGGGCGCTCCAAGCGCAACGATCAGAACATCAAGCAGCTCGCCGCCGACTTTAACATGACAAATATTAAGTCTACGCGGGAAGGAGAGGCCCAGGACGGCTATCTGACCCGCAACAACGCCCCGCCGGTCCAGGCGCCGCCAGAACAGAACCAAGGCAACGGCGTTATCTGGGGTGACGCGGGCAAATTTAACATGGCCGGGATGCTTGGCGGCATGATCAAGCCCGTCGCCGGGGAACAGGTTGGCTTTTCGCCCAAGGATGCTAATATCACGCGCGGACCAATGGCGGCCAGCTTCACTGCTGACCACGACAACCTGAAGCTTGACAAATGATCATTCCCAAGGACGCTGAAGAGCGGGAGTTCTTCTACCAAGACCTTATCCGCAAGTGCCTGGTGTCTCGTGAGAGCCGCCGGGCAGATTACGGCGCTCTCAAGTCCTACTACCTCTTCGGGTCCGCCCCCGAGGAGAGCCCAGCGCAGTACAACAAGATTTTCCCGCACATCGACCAGCTCGTGAGCTTCCTCTACTCGGCGGACACCACGCGCTTTTCGATCAACCTTGGCGCGTCGGCCCACGAAGACCAGTACCGCTACATTCCGCGCCTTGAGCAGGCCCTGAACGACGAGTGGAACAACTCGAACGCCGATCAGGTCTTCAACACCGCGCTGACTTGGGCGATGGTTTACAATTCCGGCTTCATCAAGCTGGTTGTATCTAACAACTCAATCCATCCGTATTTTATTGACCCTTGCAACTTTGGCGTTCTGCGTGAGGACATTCCTTACCTCGACCGGCAGGAAGCCTTTGTCCAAACCTACTACATAACTAAATCCGACCTATATGCTCGGCTTTACGCGCACCCCAAACGCGAAAGCATTGTGCAGCGCGTCGTAAGTTCTGGGCATGTTGAGCCTTACACGCCCAACGGCGTTGACCGCATCATCCTAAGCCAGGTTGACCCGACCATGTACGGCAACGTTAATCTGAACCTCTACGGCCAGAACCGTATGAAGCCGGAGGTTGAAGAAGACACCATCGAGATGACGGAGCTGTACGTCTGGAATGATGAGACGCAGGATTACCAAGTTGTAACCCGCGCCGACCCAGACGTAATAATCTACGACCGTGAAAACGAGAAGATGTTCCTCAAGGGTGAAAGCCCCTTCATTCAGGTCGCGCCAAACCCGATGCCCGATTACTATTGGGGCCAATCGGAAGTTTCGCGCCTGATGTTCCTTCAGGAAATGCGCAACAAGCGCATGAACGAAATTCTCGATCTCCTCTCCAAACAAGTAAACCCGCCAACCGCCCTTACAGGCTTCACGGGCATTCTGGACGAGAAGAACTTCGCCCTGAACCGCGCTGGCGGCCTTCTGGCGACTGATATGCCCAACACCAAGGTTGAGCGCCTTGCGCCTGACCTTCCGCAGAGCCTTTATGAGCAGCTTCGCGAAATTGACCAGATGTTTGCAGAAGCATCCGGCATTTCGGAAGTCTTGTCGGGCCGTGGCGAGCAAGGCGTCCGTTCCGCCGGTCACGCATCGCAGCTCGCCCGCCTTGGGTCGTCGCGCGCCAAGAAGCGCGCCCTCATCGTTGAAGGTTCGCTTGAAAAGCTGGCGACGCTCTACCTCAAACTGATGCAGGCTTACGATCCCACGCATTTCCAGGACATCGAAGGCAAGAAGTTCATTGCCGAACAGTTCACTCGGAATTTTGTGGTGAAGGTGGACGCCCACTCGAACAGCCCGATCTTCATGGAAGACCTCAGGTCTCTGGCCTTCAACCTCTTTAAGGCGCAGGCTATTGACAAGGAGTCCTTGATCGATATGCTCGATCCACCGATGAAGCAGATGCTCAAGGAAAAGCTGAAGAAGGCGGAACAGATGAAGTCCCTTCAGCCTCCAGCACCGCCTCCGCAGGGAAAAAAGGCTGATGGCTAGACAAGGCCAAGTTACCGTTGGGGATCAGCCGCGCGCCACAGGCCGCGACGTGGCGATGGCTGAAAAGCCAGCCACTATGCAATACCGCGTCTCTAATGTTAGGAATTTGACGGGCCGTCCGACGACGCGCCCTGATAGACCTATGAGGAGATTGTGATGTACAAGTCCGTTAAGCGGTCTCGTCGTAGCCGCCGGAAGTAAAGAGTTTTGGGGACGGTCACACAAACAGCAGGAGGCGCGAATGCGTCGCAAGGGTCGTAAGTCCAAGCGCTAATGGGTTCCCGCGATAGCGGGCGCTCATTATTCCACCGTCCATCCCTCTAACTATGGAGGCGCACATGCGTCGCAAGGGTCGTAAGGCTCGTCGCTAACTAATAAACGGGTTAGCCCCGTTTAGCGACTATGAGTCGTTCCGAGGAGTGGGCGGAACTTCAAAAATACCCCTCCCTTGACATTTGTCCGTCTTGTACGGCAACTATGTGTAAATTGAGGTAACCCACATGGCAGACCAGGACATTATGGCTCTGATGCAAAGCCAACAGGACGGCGCACCGCCTCCTGGGGCTGGTCCGACTATGACGCCTCCTCCCATGCCTTCCCCGATGTCAACGCCGGAACCCAAAGCCGGACAACGGGAAGCGGCGATGATCAATGTGAGCATGGCTCTTGATCTGATCGAACAGTCTCTTCCGGCCATTGGTTCTGAGACCCCTGAGGGTCAGAGCTTGATGTCCGCTCTTGCCAAGCTTTCTTCCGTTCTCGGCCCCAAGAAGCAGAAGACCAACGAGCTTCAGAGCGCCGAAATCCTTCAGCTCCTTCAGAACTTGCCCCAGGCGGGCGGCGGCTCTCCGGTATCGCGCGCGATTGCTGGCGGCCCCCCCAACCTTGGTCTCATGGGTCCGCAGCCTCCCGCTGCTGCGCCGGGCGGTGCCCCGGCGGGCGGGCCCCCCGCAATGCCACCGGGTATGCCACCTGGCGGTGCACCGTCACCGATGTAAGGAGACTAACATGGACGTGTTTAAGCCTCGCGGCGCTTCCAAGCCCCGCAATCCCATTACTGACCAGCAGCAGAACGGTCAGATCACCAACACCCCGCGCTATGCGCACATGGGTGGCCTTTCCAGCGCGTCGAAGACTGGTCCCAAGAACCAGTACAAGATCGTACCGCCCGGTGACGGCAAAAAAGTCATCTGAAGCTAAAAGGGGACACAAATGGCTTCGCTCGAAGATCTTACACCTGAAGCCCGCGATGAACTCGCGGCACTCGCGCGGGAGTTGGCAGATAATCCAAACACCCGTGAGTCCTTCCTTCGCTTGACCAAGACTGCTCGTCCTAACATGCCAATCGGCGAGATTGACTTGAAAGACGACATGGCTTCCCGGTTTGAGCAGGCCCAGTCTCGTATGGAGCAGCTTGAGGGCAAGCTTCGCGAGAAAGAAGCTTTGGAAGAGCTGGAGCGCCGTCGCCACAAGCTCATGCGCGCCAAAGGCGTTAAAGAAGATGAGATTGCGGAAATTGAGAAGATCATGCTTGAAAAGGGCATTACTTCTCATGAAAGCGCCGCAGACTACTACAATTGGATGCGTCAGGCCGCAACGCCTACGCCCCAAAAGGTGTTCAGTCGGAATGTGATTGACGAGACTGCTCATAATACTCTCAAGAGGTTTATGGGCGGCAATCATGTAAGGGCTGCTCGTGAAGTTGCAGCGGAAGCGCTGAATGAACTTCGCAAAAACCCAAGGCCAATTGGTCTTTGAGCGTGTGACGGGGACGAGTGTCACTTTGAAAACGATGAGGTAAACTATGGCAATCGGTGGCGGCATTCTCCCCGCTACGAGTAGCAACCAGTTCACAGAACTGACTTACGTTACTCGTCGCGCGTTCATCCCCAAGATGGTCGTGCAAATCTACAACTCGACGCCCCTCATGGCGGCGCTCATCGCCAACAGCCAGACGGCTACGGGCGGTGTGTCCTCCGTGACGGTTCCCGTTCAGGGCGCGCAGTTTGTGAACGCTCAGTGGTCGGATTATAGCGGCTCGTTCCAGCAGCCGTCCGTCCAGCAGGGTGCTTACAATGCTGAGTTTACCCTGAAGCTGATGATCGCTCCCGTGCCGTTCCTCGGCATGGAAGGCGCTGTTCAGCAAGACCACGCCATCATCCCCCTCATTGAGGCTCGCATGAACGATGCGACCAACGTGATGATGGATGGCATGGCTACGGCCCTCTACAACAACACCACGAACACCCAGGCTTTCACCGGCCTTCCGGCTGCGGTGGACGATGGCACGGGCACTGCCACTTACGGCAACATCACCCGTTCTTCGACCACGAACCCCTGGTGGCGTTCGAAGGTCTATGCGGCTGGTTCGGTCAACCCGACCCGTCAGAACGTCCTTCAGTACATCTCCGGCACCGTCAAGTACGGCGCGGAAGTGCCCACGTTCGGCGTCTGCGGCTTTGGCACCTGGACCCTGCTTGCTCAGGACTACGTCGGTCAGGAACAGTACGTCATCACCCCCGGTTCGGGCTTCGATGGCGACTCCAACGGCCCGCAGGCCGCGTTCCGCGCCCTTATGGTTGCTGGCGTTCCGATCTATCCCGATCCCTACTGCCCAGAGGGTACTCTGTACCTCCTGAACACAAACTATCTCTCGCTCTACATCCATGAGCAGGGCCAGTTCGTGTTCACTGGCTTCGAGTCGACTCTGCCCAACTGGCAGATTGGCTATGTAGGGGCTGTTATCAACATCGCAGAGCTTGTTAACACGAAACCTAAGGCTATGACCAAGGTGACGGGTTACAACTCTCTGAGCCTCTAAGGAGTAAGAACAATGGCTGGTGGTTTCTCTAAGATTGTTCTTGCAAACACCGTCGCGAACACTGTCGGTGGCGCGTTCCAGCCCGTCGTTCTCACGAACGTCGGTGCGGGTAATGCTACCGCTCTCGTCAACGCTCAGTACATTCCTTCTGGGACTTATGTGCTGACGCCTCAGGCGAACGTCGTCATTGAGTTCAATGCCTACACTGGCAGCGCTAACTCTTGGACGACCTACATCGCCAACAACACGGGCGGCACCGTGGTGTCTGACGGTTTTAGCGTTCGCGCTAACGTGACAAGCTCTACGGCTAACGTGACTCTGTACACCATCAACGGTGGCAACGGCATCACGGGCACCTTTAACGCTTCGTGAGGTGACAAATGGCTAATGCAAATCGCGTAGGGTCTGAGACCCAGGACGGCTTCGGCTTCAAGCGGATCGCGACCATTAGGGCTCCGTTCTCGCTTGCGACCACGGCTAACGCGGTTGTTGCTCTGCCTATTTTGTCCGGTGGTGGCGCTGGTACGACGGAATATATCATCCGTCGTATCACCATTGCTAACCTGTCGAATAGCGCAGGCGGGGCTGCTCCCAATGCCGCAACTGCTAACGTCAGCGTCGGGACCACCAATGACGGGGCCAATCTGGTCACGTCGGTGACAACCCTTACCAACCTCACTAACGGCTTGAGCTTTGTTGATCTGACGCTTGCGTCGGCAACCGGCAACACTTGCTACACGGCAAATGTGCTGTTCGTGAATGTGACCGCCAACGTGGCGAACTGCCAGGCGTTCATCTCCGTCTACGGTGACGTGGTGACGTTCTGATGGATAACGTTTGGGTCGTAAACAAAACGGACGAAGGGCTCACAGCCCAATGGCACGGAAAGGCTTACTCTTTCATTCCATCGAAGCCGGTGGAAGTGCCGTTAGATGTGGCTCAGAACCTGTTTGGTTATGGCCTAGACAACAAATTTGAGTTTGTCGTTCGCTTCGGCTGGACGAAAATCTCGACTGATCTGCCGCAGGCTCTCGAACGTCTTGCGAAGTTTGAGATCACCGCCGAGCAGCCACAGGACTATCGCGCAACGTCCCCAGCGGTAGGCCAATTCCCCGCCCCTGTCCTCGAAAGACGGGAGCGGGGAAAAGGGACGCAGGCAGCCGCATGATGTGGGGCGTACATGACCACGCTACAAAGCTACATCACCACAGTTCGCAGGCTGTTGCATGATGCCAATGGTAATTTCTGGACTGATCAAGAGCTGACGAGCTACATCAATGATGCTCGCAATAGGCTAGTCCGAGACACTGGCGTCAATCGCAAAATCCAAACAAGCACGGTCGTCCAGAACCAAGAGGTCTACGACTTCTCGAACCTCCCAGAAGGTTCGCTGACGCTCGACATTATCAACTTCAACGTCTACTGGGGCAACTCGCGCGTTCCCTTGCGCTACCAGCCCTGGACGCAGTTCAACAGCCAGTTGCGCTATTGGCAGAACTACATTGGTATGCCCATCGCTTACTCGATCTACGGCAGCCAAAAGTTCTACGTTGGTCCTACTCCAGACCAAACCTACACCATCGAGCTGGACACCATTGTCCAGCCGACTGATCTTGTTGCGCTTGCTGACGTTGAGACCATACCCCTGCCATACACGGACCCTGTGCCCTACTACGCGGCTGGCACGGCCAAGTATCAAGAGCAGAGCTACGGCGAAGCGGAAATCTTCAAGCAAGAGTACCTGAAGAAGGCGCAAAACGTCTTGGCGACTTCGTTCCAGCGCCGGATACCGGACGTTTACAGTCAGGTGTACTGACATGGCGGCGTCACCTGAACAGAAAAAGAACTATCAGGTCGTCAAGTCCTTTAAGGGTCTCAACACAAGGCCCAACAGGACCGCGCTTGAGGACGACGAGTTTGCGTGGCTTGAGAACGTCCAGCCAATCGGGTTTGGCAACCTCAAGGTTGTCGGAACCTATTCAACTGTGCAGGCAAGCGGGTCGAACGTCGCTTGGGCTAACACGGTCTCTGCGCTCTATAGCTGCAACATCAAAAACGTCGATTACGTCGTCGCGTTTGAGGCTGATGGCCGCGCCGAATATCTGAACCTAAGCACCAACACCAAGGGCACGTTGGCTGCGGCTGGCACCTTCAGCGCGTCTGGCGTCCGTATGCGCCAATGGAAAAACGAGCGCGCCATCATATCTGACCCTGCCAAGGGTTATTACACCTGGAACGCCATCAATCTCATATCTGTTGGGTCTGTTGGAGCTGTTGGCATTACAGCAACCGGGTCGGGCTATACGACGCCGCCCACGGTGACGGTCAGCTCTCCCAATGAGGCAAATGGCGTTCAGGCGACTGTTGTGGCGTCGATCTCCAATGCCGCCGGGACAATCACAAACATCCAAATCACGGCTGGCGGAACCGGGTACACAAGCTTCCCGACCGTTACTATCGCGGCCCCATCGAACCCATATGGCGTTCAGGCGCAGGCCGTTGTCACCAGCATCAGCAGCGGCGCTGTTTCCTCTATTCAAATCACCAACCCCGGTTATGGGTACACCACCGCTCCCGCCGTCACGTTCTCAAGCGGCGCAGCGGCGGCAACCGCCGTTGTTGGATCAGGGATCGTTACTGCTCTCTCAATCACCGAAGCGGGCTCTGGGTATACGAGCGCTCCGACTTTGACGTTTACGGGCGGCGGCGGGTCGGCAGCGGCGGCTGTTGCTGGCCCCCTGACGTTCAAGACGGGCACAATCGGCATTCTCGTCACCAGCAGCGGCACCGGGTACACCAGCGTTCCTACAGTAGTCATTAGCGCCGCCCCTACGGGCGGAACCAACGCTGCGGCGACGGCCATCGTGTTTGGCGGGCAAGTCACCCAAGTTGTTGTGACCAACCCCGGCGCTGGCTACACAACCGCGCCGACTGTCAGTTTCAGCGGAGGTTCTCCGACCACTGCGGCAACTGCAAAATCCCTTTTGACCAGCGATGATTTGTCAGATGTCGCCTCGTTTCAGGGCCGCACATGGCTATCGCAAGGGCGCACGGTCTATTACAGCGCGGCTGGTTCGTACAACGACTTCATCAGCATTTCGGCTGGTCTTGTTCAGATTACGGACGACACGTTGCACAGCAACATTGCGGCGCTGATCTCGGCCAACAACTTTCTGTACGTTTTTGGTGACGACAGCATCAACGTCTTCTCAGACGTGCGCGTCACTTCGACCGGCAATACGCTGTTCACCAACACCAACGTCTCGGCATCGACAGGGTCGGTTTATTACGACGGGATATTCCCGTATTTCAGATCTTTGCTGTTCATCAACGATTACGGCATCTTTGCTCTGATTGGCGCGACGGTCAGCAAGATTTCGGATGCTCTGGACGGCATATTTCCCTTGCTGGACTTCACGCAGCCTGTGACTGGCGGGCAAGTCCTGATCAACAACATCCTCTGCGCCGCGTTCAACGTCTATTACAACGACCCCGTGCAGGGGACGCGCCCTATCCAACTGGTCTTCTTTGACAAGAAGTGGTTTGCAACCAGCCAGGGAACGCTCAAGCGCGTCACGCCTGTCTCTTCTGGCAAACTGTTGTATCTCTACGGAACCGGCGGAACTGATCTTCTTAGGCTCTACGATAACAGCTCGTCAGACATCAATACGACGATCAAAAGCGCTTTGTGGCCCATGCAGGACACGATCCGCACAAAGCAAGCCCTGAAGTTTGCAATTGAGGTCACTCAAGCCACGTCTGCCATCTATAACGTCACGGTGGACAGCGAGACAAACGTAAGCCCGACATATGTGATGTCCAATGTGATTTATTGGACGAACAATGCAGGGGCGACAATCTCGTGGAAGAACAATTCCAACGCCATCATTGGTTGGTCTGGCGGCGCGGGTTATCAGCTCTACAAGTCTGACGCCCAGCAATATGGGAAATACTTGGGTCTTACAATTACATCATCCACGCCGTCGTTCACGCTCAATACGATGGAAATGGAATACGAACAGAGGGTGAGGTTCTAATGGCGCTCCCAATTACAGTTCCCTACACTTTTGCGAATGTGACGACATCAATCCCGCTGTCGCAATTGGATACGGACATTTCGACGGTTTACGCGGCTGTCAACGGCATCGCCAATGGCGTCAATGCTTTGGCGAACGTCAATATTACCGGCGGCGTCATAGACAATGTTCCGATTGGCGCGACAACGCCTGCTAATGGTTCATTCACGACACTTATTGCCAATGGTGTTTCGGTTGTTGCAGTTTCGCCTGGAACATCTGGCAATGTTTTGACGAGCAACGGAACTGCGTGGACCAGCGCAACGCCGACGCCATCAGGAAGCGGAGCCAACCTCCAAAACCGTCTTTGGACCGGCTTCAGTTCTACCGGCTCTATCTCCGGCACGACGCTGACGGTCACGGCAGTTGCGGGCGGTCTCTTGACGGTGGACTCCGTTATCACTGGCACAGGCGTGACTGCTGGTACGAAGATCACGGCGCAGCTAACTGGCTCGTTTGGATCGACGGGAACTTACACGGTCAGCGCGTCTCAGACGGTTTCCAGCACAACCATCTCGTCTACCGGCGGAAGCTGGACGTGCCCGGCGGGCGTGACGCAAATCCGTGCGACGGTGATTGCTGGCGGTTCTGGTGGGTATAATGATGGGACGAATTTGTCTAACGGGGGAAGCGGTGGCCTTGCAGTTGGTTATTACACGGTAACACCCACAACAATTTACGCTGCGACTGTTGGGGCCGCTTCTGCTGGCGTCACCACTGGAGCATCTACCGCTGGTGGATCAAGTTCTTTTGGTTCGCTTCTTTCTGCGACGGGCGGAACTAGCGCATCCAACGGTACTACTGGAAGTAGCGGGGCTGGAACTGGTGGAAATTTAATAAATGCGGGTGTCGGCCTTGTTATTTTAGCCCCTTGGTTCAAAAATTCTACTGGTGCTGCCAGTACAGTTACAGCAGCTAGGTACTGGACCCCAATTGCAGCTACTGGAGGTCAATATCTTGCAGGGGCTGCCGGGGCTGCGGGCACTGGCGGGTCACCTAGCACTGTTGCTGGCGGTATTGGCGGCATCATTTACATCGAATACGTGGGGTAAGGACATGACACAGCAAGCCCTGATCTCGCCCAACGAGCCAATCTACAACTACGCAACGCCGCCCGCTCAGATCGGCGTTCGCATCGCGCAGACCGTTCCTGACGGTGGCGAGTTCCCTGTTGCGGAACCCCTCTATTGGGTGTCCTGCGCCGATAATGTGGACGCCAGCACATACTATTGGGATGGGTCTACGGCTGTTGTGAGGCCAACGCCGCCCGCGCAGGAATATGCGCTGATCTCTCCCAACGACAAGATCTACGACAATTCGTACAACCCACCTGTGCTGCTGGGCTATCGTGTTGTCGCTGTCTCCACGATCCAGAACACGCCGCCTGCACCCCTGTACTGGCTGGCATGTCCCGACAATGTCACGCCTAACGGTTACTATTATGATGGTAACGGTGCGTTTGCGCTTTTGCCTGCGGGAGTTGAATAATGTCTACGCTCAAAAAAGAAATTAAAACAACAGTTTTGTTTGATTGTCCAACGTACCTAAATCAGGTTGGCATTGATTGCGGTCTTAACAAAAACAACTTGAACCAAGCTACAAACATTGACTCTTTTGTGGCGATAGCTACAAATTTGGTCTGGCCGGTCGCTCCTGACGCAAAGGTGTAAGAACATGGGTATCATGCCATTTACCCCTATGGGGAGCACGATAAAGTTTACGGCTGATACGGTCGCTCCTACGCCCGTGCAGGCGGCGTCTACGACCGTGGGCGGAACCCAGTACCGCGTCCACAACAGCGGTAGCTCCATCATCTATCTGGGGTTTGGGTCCAACGCGGCGGCGGCGACTTCAATGGCGAACGCCACTCCGAATGGCGCAACCATCTCTATGGTAGCCGGGTCTGTTGAGGTGTTCACGCTGAACGCCAACCAGTACTTCACAGCGGTTACGGCAGGCGGCACGTCAGTTGTCTTTATTACTCCTGGGGATGGGGCGTGATATGGTTTTACGGTCATCTACTGGCATTTCCGGCGGTGGCGGCAACGGCACGGGTACGGTCACTCAGGTAAGCACCGGGACTGGCCTCACGGGCGGGCCTATCACCACGACCGGGACCGTCTCTCTCGCCAACACAGCGGTGACGGCTGGCAGTTACGGCAATGCAACTACCGTGGCTCAGATCACAGTGGACGCCCAAGGCCGCATCACGAGCGCGGCCAATGTCACTATTTCGGGTGGCGGCGGTGGAAGCGGAACCGTGACCACTGTCAATACGGGCACTGGCCTGACCGGCGGCCCAATTACGACAAGCGGCACAATCAACTTGGCAAACACGGCGGTCACTGCGGGATCGTATACCTACGCCGCCATTACCGTTGATGCTCAGGGCCGCTTGACGGCTGCAAGCAACGGCTCTGCTCCCGTGTCCAGCGTGACGGGAACTTCTCCAATAGTTTCCAGCGGCGGCACAACGCCTGACCTTTCTATCCCGGCGGCAAACTCCACTACCAATGGTTATTTGACCTCTGCGGACTGGGTGACGTTTAACGGCAAGGGAACCGGAACGGTCACAAGCATTTCCACGGGCACGGGACTTACTGGCGGCCCAATAACGGCGTCAGGGACTGTCAGCCTTGCCAATACCGCTGTCACAGCGGGCACTTATGGTAACGCGACCACGGTTGCCCAAATCACGGTTGATGCCCAGGGCAGAATAACCGCCGCGTCCAACGTCGCAATATCAGGCGGCGGTGGAGGCGGCAGCGTTGCTGTTTATGATGAGGGATCGCTTCTTACATCTAACGCCGCAAGCTTCAATTTTGTGGGAGCTGGCGTTGTAGCTAACGCAACGGCAAATGCGGTCACTGTGACCGTCGCTGGCGGTGGCGGCGGGCTTACATGGCAAGCTGTTCAGACAACCGGGTTTACCGCCGTTTCTGGTAACGCTTACCCAATCGACACTACTTCTAGCGCCGTGACAGTAACTCTTCCTGCGAGCCCTAGCGCTGGCAACATTGTGCAAGTGACTGATTACGCTGGAACTTTTAAAACAAACAACTGCACGATTAATCCAAACGGCGGAAAAATAGGCAGTTTAACGTCGAATGTTGTTTTGTCGCTTGGAAGGTCCAGCTACGCATTTGTCTATATAGACGCAACGCAAGGTTGGCTTCCCTATTCTGGTCTTACTAGCAGCCCGCTTACGTACACGGCTGCTTACCTGGTTGTGGCTGGCGGCGGCGGCGGTGGCGGCTCTCCTGCAAACGGAGGAAGCCCTGGCGGCGGCGCGGGCGGTGGTTGGTTAGCCAATAACGTCTCTTTGAACCCTGGCGTTGTTTATACAATCACGGTTGGCGCAGGCGGCACGGGCGGCGTCAGCACTGCTGCACCAACAAGCGGCGGCACGTCGTCCATATCCGGTTCAACCATATCTACAATCAGCTCAACTGGCGGCGGGTTTGGCGGTTATTGGAATACAACGGGCACGACGGTAAACGCGGCGTCCGGCGGGTCGGGTGGTGGCGGAGCGTCTGCTTCTGGCCCTGGAGGGTCTGGCACGTCAGGCCAAGGGTTTGCGGGCGGCACAGGCGCAGGCCCCAGCGGATCAACCGGAGCGGGCGGCGGAGGTGGCGCTAATGCCGTTGGTGGTGCGGGCGCGACATCTCTTGCTGGTGATGGCGGTGCAGGCAAAGCGTCCTCTATTAGCGGATCGTCCGTTACATATGCTGGCGGCGGCGGCGGCGGCGGATATTCAACCAACTCAGCGGCTGGCGCGGGCGGCGCTGGCGGAGGTGGCGCGGGCAGAGCAAACGGCGGAACGGCCACATCTGGCACAACAAATACCGGCGGCGGAGGTGGCGGTGGCGGCCCCGCTTCTGCTGTTACGAATGGAACCGGCGGCGCCGGCGGCTCTGGAATTGTTATTTTTTCGGTTCCGACTTCCAACTACAGCGGTGTCACAACTGGATCGCCGACCATTACGACCAGCGGAGCCAACACCATCCTGACATTCAACTCATCTGGGAGCTACACGGCATGAGCCACTTTGCCAAAATTCTGGATGGCAAGGTCATCCAAGTCATTGTTGCTGAACCAGAGTTCTTCAACACGTTCGTGGACTCATCGCCGGGCACATGGTTGCAGACCAGCTACAACACGCGCGGAAATGTCCACTATGGACCTGATGGAAAACCTGACGGCGGCATAGCCCTGCGCGGCAATTATGCTGGTATTGGCTACACCTACGACGCCGTAAACGACGTGTTCTATGCGCCGCAACCCGGTCCTGACTGGACGCTGAATACGAGCACATGGTTGTGGGAAGCCCCCGTTTCTGAAGGGATGCCGACTGTATGAGCCAGGATGTCTACAACATCGTAATTGGCGGCGCGGGCACGGTTGCTGGCTGGGTTCTCAAGACCCTCTGGGAGTCGGTCAGAGAGCTGGAACGCGATCTTCACACCAATTATGTCAGCAAAGCGGATTACCGCGCAGACATTGTTGAAATGAAAGACATCTTGAAGCAGATATTCGCCAAGCTTGATAACAAGGCGGATAAACCATGAATTTTGCCAACCTCTCAAGCGTTGTCTTTGGCGACAAGGAAGCCATGAAAGATTTCCTGTTTGAGAACTCGTTGCAGCACACCCTGTTCAGGGACACGTTGACGGCTGCGGGCGCAAACCCGCCGGGATACCCGATCACAGACGTGGATTTTGACAACTTTGACGACTGGTTGCTCTATCATCAAAACGAGCACCAGTATTTTGCCGCTGTTCTGGACCTGAACAACCCGTTCAACATGCTGGATGCGGACTTCAGGAAAGAAGACGATTTCTACGAGTGGGTCAGCCAGCACTATCTGGTTCACACGCAGATCGCCGCCGCTTTGGGAGTGACTTGATGGCCGAGCCCGCAATACCAAACCCGGTCAAGGCGTCCAGCATCGAGACTGGATTGACGCCCAAGGCCGCGCCCGCTCCCAAGAAGAAACCGCAACAAAAACAGGTCTCTTCGACGCAGATCATCCAGCAGAGCGTCGCCAAAGAGCAGCCTGGCGCTGATGTAAACCGCATCATGCAGACCATCGCCTATATGATGCAGCGCAAAATGATCCAGCTAATTCAGATCGGCAATACGGTTTTTCTGTTGCAACCCAAGGAACCCGGTAATGTCGAGTTCCATACCTTCACTATCGAGTCGCCGCAAGATTTGGTGCTGCGCTACAAGGCTGGCATCAACACGCTGAAGGAAATGGGCTTCAAAAAAGCGGTCAGCTATGCACAGTCGCCCGCTTTTGTTAAAATCGCCCAGCAAACCGGCCTTCCCGTCCAAGTCAGCCAATCTCAGATGATGATGGGCGACAAAATGGTTCCGGCCTACAAGTTTGAGGTGAACCTGTAATGCCT